CGTCATGTCCCTATTCACCCTAACAAGGGCAGACAGCAGTTGCTTACCTGGAATCGTCATAGGACGTCCAATGAAGTCTATCGTACTGGTGGAAGCGCAACAGCGCTTATTCCTCCAGTGACGGACAAAACCCAGGGCGATATCATTCGCACTAGGAGTTGTTACGACGTCATTGGTCATTATGGAGAAGAAAACTTCTTCCAAATTGAATCGCGCCATCCCGCGGTAGGTGTTTTCAATGGCAAGCCTAGTAGCTACTACAATTGCTACGATTGGTATGTCAAATCGAACATGTACTCGTGGGATCTAGTTTGGCCCGATGCGGACTATAACGAAGGTAACGCAGCCCTCAACGCGCTCGCTAACACCAATCCATCGCGTCCTGCGGTGGATATTCCGGTGTTTTTGTTCGAGTTGAAGGATCTCCCTGATATGGTGAAACACGCCGGAGATAGGCTGAAACGCCTCATCGCGCTGACCAAGGGGAAAGGTAAAAGATATACCGGACACCTTGCAGCCGAAGATTGGCTTCAGCTTTCCTTCGGGTGGGCACCATTGATAGGAGACCTGGGTAGGATGGTCGACTTCATCGGCGGCGTTGATAAACGCTTGGATGAATTAAACCGTCTCTACTCGGACTGTGGCCTAAAGCGCAACTATACCGCGTTTGACATAAGCTTAGATGACCAACCTGGTCCTCGAAGCCTCTATGTCAACTCGTTGTACCAAACCGGTGCCAGAGTTCGGGTTCATTTCCGATCTCATGTACACCGGTGGACGTCTGTTCGTTGGAAACCAACGACCAAACCTCCATGGACAACGGATCAGGAACAATTGGACTATACTCGCAGACTGGTGTTCGGGCTGAATGATATCAGCGTGAGCTCCATCTGGGAGGCTATTCCATGGTCGTGGCTTGCCGACTGGTTTGGTAGCTGTGGCGACTATCTAGCCGCTCACAGAAATACCGTTCCAGCCGAGCCGGTCACGTGTTCTCTGATGCAAAGAGCTGAGATATTGCCAACCTCTTTCGAGTGGTTGAACAATCCTCTTGGTGGGGCTTTTAGCCTCATCACTGAGGGCGAAGGACTCTACTGTAAGAAGTGGAGACACCCGCAACCCAGCTGGTTGCCGCCGTCTGCTAGCTTACCATTTCTAAACGGCAAGCAATTGTCGATCCTTTCGGCGATTGCTGTCACAAGAATACGATAGCAATCTAGGGTTAGTACCCACGAAAGGAGAAGTCGCAATGACCCTCTCAAACACCATCGATGTTGATATCAACTCGGTCACCAAGACCTTGGTGAAAATCAACAACGACAACTATGGCTCTCACTACCGCCTGAACGAGGCGACTCAACGGTTTGACCTGAAGATCAGGCATTCCACCGAGAAGCCCCGCAATGGGGTGGTGATGGATCGTCACAACGTCGAATTGACGCAGACGATCTTTGCCACAGACCCTGACGAGGAAGACACTGTCATTCAGTCGTATGCGGTTCTCCGCAACGTCATGAATGACGTCAGTACCAACCTCACGTACAACGCGACGGGGTTGGCGGATCTTCTGAAGACCGCCGACTTCATCACGGATGTACAGGCCTGGCAGTCGTAGCGATACGATTGCCGTCCTAGGGTGGTGTAATTGAGGCTAGGAGTCACACCAGAGTAAAGGTACTCTAGAATGACTAAGAGCCTAGATTACGACTTCGTAGGACTCTACGCTGCATTATTGAAAGATATTGCAGCGTATCTCCCTAACGACCTTGTTGAGTGGAAACGTGACTTGTCACGGATCACTCAGCTCTCGTCGTCAAGAGGTACGCCCGTCTTTACGATGGACTTACCCGCTCTTGGTAAGGCACTTGATGCCTCACTAAGTAGTGGACGCCTCTGTGTTGATGGTTTGAACCACAGTGGTTCACGCCACCCTCACTCCAAAATCCCCAGACTGTTCTGGGGGCTATGGTCGCGTCTTTTTGACGATGATGGTTGCTTGAAGGAGCATGTAGACCCAAATTGTGTTCTTTTCCTACGTACACTTCTGTATGTAGGTAAGAATCTCAAGATGGACTGTCCTCCGAAGTACACTTATAGTACTATAGAGGAGTTCTACAATGTTGAAAGCGAACTTCCTGTCCCTTCTGAATTTTGGGAACAAAATTCTGGGACCGAAGTCGAAGATCATCCTACTGATTTTGGTAGTCTTGTCGACTATCATATCGGGAACGATGACCTATTCCACGTGTTCTCAGATCGAGGACCCGATGGAATCTTTCCTGTGCTCGCTCTCTGCCAGCAATTTGCTGACCGAGTGGTGGGGCAACTCGGGGTCTGTGACCCTGAATACCTCACCTTCAAGCATGGACCTGGTGCAGTCTCCGACCTCAGCAATCGAGAGTATAAATTCGACTTTCGATTCTGGGGTTCTAGACTGGAAGCAGACTTCCCCTATGACCGGTACGGAACTTCATCCGGCCGGTTCGAGGAGGTAAGCATCGGAGGATATGATGATATCGAATTCAACGAATTCGCATCACGGCTTCACGATGTTCCAAAGACGCAGAAGGGACCCCGGCTCATCGCCGCGGAACCCGTCTCGCATCAATGGATCCAACAGGGTCTTAGAGGTTTCCTCTATGACTATGTTGAACGGGAGGGCTCACTTCTCGGTTCTTCGATTACGTTTCGTAGTCAAGAACCCAGTCGTAAGCTGGCTCTCGCTGCTTCATTGGACGGATCTCTTTGTACGATTGACCTAAAGTCGGCATCTGACCGGCTTAGCACTCAGCTTGTACAGAGGATATTCAGGAAGAATCCTGATCTCCTCAGGTACTTTGCTTCGTGTAGGACAAGGTACATTGAGAACCTTAGAGATTTGAAATCTCCGCGTCTTCACAAGATACGGAAATTTACAACTCAAGGTTCCGCCCTCACCTTTCCTGTCCAGAGTTACGTATTCGCCATTCTCTCGATAGGTGTAGGTAAGTACCTTCACCCTTCTAAGAGCTGGCGAGCTCTAGGCAAGATGGTCCGCGTTTTCGGTGACGATATTATCGTCCCGACTTCATGGGAGCCGACACTCCGCGAGGTACTGCACCTCGTGGGGCTACGCGTGAATCCAACCAAAACTCACACTGAAGGAAACTTCAGGGAAAGTTGCGGTATGGACGCATTCAGGGGTTACGATGTAACACCTGCATACGTAACGCGTACGCCACAAAAGTCCAAACCTCGGTCTGTCGCCTCAAACCTGGCATGCTCCAATAACTTTTATCGTAAAGGTTATTGGCATGCTGCCGAGTTTGTGGCATCGACAATACGCAATAGGTTTACACCTATTGTCGGATTGACGGCCGGGGTCCTCGGTTTGGTAACCTTTGGTGAGGTTCCTACGCCATCTATCACTAGATGGAATAGGTCTCTCCATCGGAATGAGGCACGCATCCAGCACATATGTGCTAGACAACGTGTCGCCAAACAGGGGACCGAC